ATCAAAAAAAAGCGGGGTTAGGAATAAATGTTGGAAAAATTAGAGCTGTCGGTTCACATATTGGAGACGGGAGTGTTGCACATACTGGTGTTATTCCATTTTTAAAGTACTTCCAAGCAGCAGTTAAATCTTGCTCTCAAGGTGGTGTACGAGGGGGAGCAGCAACTGTTTATATGCCTGTATGGCATTATGAGTTTGAAGACCTCGTAGTATTAAAGAATAATAAAGGTACTGATGAAAATAGAGTACGTAATATGGATTATGCATTTCAGTTTAATAAGTTGATGTATGAAAGACTACTGACTGGAGGTAACATTACGTTCTTCTCCCCCCATGATGTGCCGGGGTTATATGATGCATTCTTTGAAGACCAGGATGAGTTTAAACGTCTATACGAGAAGTATGAGAAGAAAAGAAACATTCGTAAGAAGAGTCTTCCTGCATTAGAAGTATTCTCACAATTCTTAACTGAACGGAAAGAGACTGGACGTATCTATTTACAGAATGTTGATCATGCAAATACACATGGAGCATTTAATCCTGAAGAAGCACCTATCCATCAAAGTAATTTATGTTGTGAAATCAACTTACCATCTCATGGTTTAGAAGCTAATGATGATTCGGATCCTGGTGAGATATCATTATGTACGCTATCAGCTATCAATTGGGGTTTGATTAATGATCCGAAAGAGTTTAAAAAGTATTGTGATTTAACAGTAAGGGCATTAGATGCATTACTAGATTATCAGGGATATCCAGTTAAAGCAGCAGAAGATTCTACAATGAATCGTAGACCTCTTGGAGTAGGTATTATTAACTTTGCATACTTCCTTGCTAAACGAGGATTGAAGTATGANTGCATTAGAGACTGTAGATGAATATGCAGAAGCATGGAGTTATTATTTGATTAGGGCATCTAATAATTTAGCAAAAGAAAAGGGAGCTGCTGTGAAGTGCCATGAAACAAAGTACGGGAATGGCATTGTACCAATTGACACATACAAAAAAGAAGTAGATGAGCTGGTTAAACCAAAAGAAAGAATGAAGTGGGATGAACTTAGGGGATCGTTGAGGGACCACGGTATTCGTAATTCAACTTTAATGGCTCTTATGCCTGCAGAAACATCTGCTCAAATATCAAATTCAACAAACGGAATTGAGCCACCACGAGCTTTAGTGAGTTATAAACAATCTAAAGATGGTGTAATGGCGCAAGTGGTTCCTGGTATTCATAACTTGAAGAACAAGTATGACTTACTTTGGGATCAAAAAAGTCCAGAAGGATACTTAAAGATTATGGCAGTACTACAGAAGTATATCGATCAAGGTATATCTGTTAATACAAGTTATAATCCTGAGTTCTATGAGGACAACAAAATACCTATGAGTGTAATGATTAAAGATTTGATTACATTTTATAAGTATGGCGGAAAACAGCTGTATTACTTCAACACGAATGATATGGCTGGGGACGAGACTGATAATGATGATGATTGTGAGTCTTGTAAAATATAATATGAGGAGAATAACATGAAAAAGGTAATAATGGCGGTAGCGTTGACTACTGTAATGGGAACTGCATCTGCAGGATATAATAGTAATGGTCTATTTGGATTTAATCCATATTCCTTTATGACACCAAGTTGGTTCGTTGAAGAGTTTGATAACTTTGTGGATGAGTTTGACAATGATAATAGTTACTATAGAGGATATAGATATCCAAATGTAATTAGCGGTAACAATTTTAGGAACAATCCTAATTACTTTAACAATTATATGTCGGGTTATAGCAGGTATTATAGATAAGATATCTTATAAATAACCTTATATATATATTATAATGACCTAATATTATAAGGAGCTAATATGGCAATAGATTTAGTAAAGCAAATGGCAGAGAGGAATAAAGAGAAGATTAAACCTGGAGAGCTATACAACACGCCAAACTTAGACGAGTTAGAAAATGGTCCATGGCCTTCATTCGTAACAGGAATGAAACGCCTTGCAAGTGATACACATGAAGGTGCAAGCATGGTACGTGATGTACTAGGTACACTTGAAACGTCATATGTAACCAAAAAAGGTTATTGGAAGGGTGGTACTGTAGGAGTCATCGGTTATGGAGGTGGTGTAATTCCACGTTTCAATGAATTGAAAGATGAGAATGGTGACTATAAATTTAAAGATGCTGGTCAATTCCATACTCTTAGAATTCAGCCACCTGCAGGTATGCACTACACATCAGATCTATTAAGAAACCTATGTGATACATTCACAGATAACGGTGGTTCTGGTTTGATTGCATTCCACGGTCAGTCTGGTGACATCATGTTCCAAGGTGCAACAGAAAAGACAACTCAAACAATCTTCAATGAATTGAATGACATTGGCTTTGATATGGGTGGTGCAGGTCCTGCAGTACGTACGGGTATGTCATGTGTTGGTGCAGCACGTTGTGAAATGAGTAATGTTAATGAACAAGCCGTTCTAAGAACACTTGTTAATGCATTCCTAGATGATATGCATAGACCATCGTTACCATACAAAATGAAATTTAAGGTTTCAGGTTGTGCTAACGACTGTATGAACTCAATTGAACGTTCAGACTTTGCAACGATTGGTACTTGGAGAGATGATATTAAAATCAACCAAGACTTATGGAAAGCAATGGTGGCAGACAAAGGTATGGATTATATCGTAGACAACATTACTTCTCGTTGCCCTACGCAATGTATGAAAGTTGAAAGCGACACTTCATTAACAATTGATAATAGAAACTGTGTTAAATGTATGCATTGTTTAAATGCTACAAGTCCATTAACTCATAAGTACATCCAAAAAGGAGCTCCTGCTGAAGCAATACTATCACCTGGCGACGANAAAGGTGTAACAATTTGTATGGGTGGTAAGCGTACATTAAAGATCGGTGACTTATTCGGTACCGTTGTTGTTCCATTTATGAAGATGGAAACTGAAGAAGATTACGAAGCAATCGAAGAATTGGCTGGTGAAGTTATCGACTTCTTTGCTGAGAATGCACTAGAGCATGAGCGTACAGGTGAAATGATTGAACGTATTGGTATAGTAAACTTTATGGAAGGCATTGGCTTAGAGGTTAATCCTAACATGGTAGAAAGTCCTCGTTACATGTCATATGTACGTATGGACAAGTGGGACGAAGAAGCAGTTAAGTGGTTTGAAAACAAAAATGAGGCGGTAGCATGATAGGATATACATATGTGTACATGTACAAAGCGAAGGACTGGTATTTAAAGACTTGTCCCTTCCCTAAGTTACTTNTGTCACACTAACAGAATCACAAGTGTTTCAGATTGAGAAGGCGAGAGAGTACTTTGATATGAACTCATCGGTACCGCCTATTAGAACCTTTGCAAAGTACGTAGGCATAGACAAAGGTAAGTTATTTAAAGAATGGTTAACAGGACCTCTTAAACCTATCACTAAATACGGCGGTCTTCCACAACCAACAGGTTGTGTATAGTGGCTGATCAAGTATTAGATGCAAGTGGATTAAATTGCCCAATGCCTATCTTAAAAACTAAGAAGTCCTTGAGTAAAATGGATCCAGGACAAGTGCTAGAAGTTATTTCTACAGATGCAGGTTCAGTTAAAGATATTGAAGCATTTTGTAATCAAACTGGTAATAAATTAATTAGTATTCAAGAAGTTGAGAGTAAATATATTTTTACAATAGAGAGGGCATAATGTGGCTTACGGACCGAAAGTATTAGATCATTACGAGAATCCACGTAATGTGGGTGTCTTTGATAAAGATGATCCAACTGTAGGAACAGGAATGGTTGGAGCACCAGCTTGTGGTGATGTAATGAGACTTCAAATTAAAGTTATCGATGGTATTATTGAAGATGCTAAGTTTAAGACATATGGATGTGGGTCTGCAATTGCAGCATCATCCTTATTAACTGAATGGGTTAAAGGTAAAACATTAGATGAGGCTTCTGCGATTAAGAATATTGAAATCGTAGAAGAGTTAGAACTACCTCCCGTCAAAATCCATTGTTCAGTATTAGCCGAAGATTGTATTAAAGCTGCTATCAATGATTACAATAACCACTGAAGGAGCTAAACGAGTCACTGAATTTCTGGAGAGTAGAGGCTCTGGTATAGGTATTCGTATAGCTATCACTACAACAGGTTGTTCTGGTTATGCATACAACTTGGAGTTTGCTGATATAATTAATGAAGGTGATACTGTATCTCAATCAAACGGTATAACAATTGTTACAGATAAAAAGGCTCACGCCATGGTTAATGGTACTGAAATCGAATTTATTAAAGACGGTTTATCAGAAGGATTTCAATTTAATAATCCGAACGAAAAGGCACAATGTGGTTGCGGGGAATCGTTTACTTTATAAATAAAGTTAATGGCACCAATTAAATGGGACGACTTACATACTACTGATCAAATAGAATACCTTGAATGGATGGAAACACTCCAATGTCAAGAGCATATTCCTATGGATATCGATAACGATGAATTCATGGAAAAGATGATTAGAATGTATAACTGTGATGTTCATCAAGGATTCGATCCTGATGATACAAAATATCTTGGGGAATGGTTCGAATAACCTGTTGACTTCCCCCCTCCAACACTGTATAATAGACTCATATACAGAAATAAAAACTTATAAGTATATCTAATGTCCCCCTTAAAACGGAGCATTCGTAATCGATGGTCACCAAATAGGGATGGGATATCGCAACCGAGACGTTGTCAAACTATTTTTTTAATAACGAGGTAAGATATATGTTAGATAACGTAGTAAGCTGGACTAAACAGCTAACAGAAGCAGGTGTTGCAATCATTGCATTAGCAATTGTAACACAGATTATTTTCGGTGCAGCAGTACCATTTATTGGTGGTGATATTATCGGTACGATTACCGGTATTGTAGCGTCACTTGGTGCACAAGGCTTGGTAGGTCTAGTTGCAGCGGCGATTCTATATAAAATCTTCGATAAGTAATAAGTAATACCGAACACCTTCTCCCAAGGTTACGGTAAGGTTTTTCTAGTAGCTTTCCTATCCCAATAAGCTACTTTCAAATTTTAGATGATGAATATATAGGTATAATATTATGAAAAAGCTACAACCCTTGAATAAGAGAGTCACCTACTATGATGATGCCATCACAGAGGATGTTTGTAATTCTATGTATGAATGGACTCAGTCTGTTCCTTACTATGCGGGATTTGCTATGGCAGATAAAGAGATCCCGAAATTTGATCATATACCTGGAGTAGATGATCATAAGATACCACAATTCGTTAGACGAGCATTATATAGACATCCAGTAGCTACAACTAGACAAGAGTTTAATCGTAGAGAGGATTTAGCTCCAGTCAAGGATTTATGGAACCAAATCAATGAAAAGATATTTGGTGGAAGAGCATCATGGCAGGAAGGCATACCTGAAGGACATCCTGGATTAATGGGTCCAGATATGATGTTCAGTGACCCAGCTGGATCGTATTGTAAAAAGTATAAACTATCACCAGAACGTATTAAGAATGGTTGGACTGTATATTTAAATGCTCGAGCATCAATCATGGGTGGTGGTATGCCTAAAACCAATCAGACTGATACTGATGGAGCTATCCATAGAGATACTAGTAACGATAAAGACAATCAAAAATATCCTGAAGAAGGAATGTATACTGTTCTATTTGTTGCCAATAAAGAATGGTTACCTTCATGGAGAGGTGAAGTACAATATTTTGGTGAAGAAGAGAGTGGTGAAACTCATTGGAAACGTGGGTGGAACTTAGGATTTGCTGACACCATTATAGGAAACAAACCTGGACGTGTTATCGTTCAAGAATCATATGCTACACATACTGGAATTACGCCTGCAGGAACTGCTCCTGAAATGGCATTAAGAATGTGTTTTAGAGTTAAGGTTACGGCGGACGAGAACGGAAACTACTTACTCTGATATGAAATCAGTATTCAAAATAAATAAGAAGAACTATCTTGATAAGAATATGTTCTTCGACGAAACAGTTGACATTGCGAGATACGATACAGTAAAGTATCCGCAATTCCAAAAGATATATGAGAAGATGCTATCGTTCTACTGGACACCGGATGAGATAGACGTTACAAAAGATAAGATTGATTACTCCAAACTAACGGAGTCAGAGCAGCATATATTTACTGCCAATCTTAAACGTCAGATCTTATTAGACTCGGTTCAAGGTAGATCTCCCAATATAGCTCTTCTGCCCATAGTCTCCCTCCCTGAATTAGAGGTTCTCATTGAGACTTGGGCATTCTTCGAGACGATACACTCGAGATCATATACCCACTTAATCAGGAATGTATATCCTAATCCATCAGTTGTATTTGATGAACTATTAACAATCGATGAGATTGTTACGTGTGGCACATCAATAAGCACATACTATGACAACCTTATTAACTATGATGGCAAGTATGGTTCTTACGGACATAAGAAAGTATTATACTTATGTTTAATGTCTATATTTATGTTAGAAGGTATTCGCTTCTATACTTCATTTGCTTGTTCATGGGCATTTGCAGAGCTTAAGAAGATGGAAGGTAATGCAAAGATTATTAAGTTGATTGCACGAGATGAGAATACACATTTAGCATCTACCGTTGGTATCGTTAAGAACTTAATCAAAGAAGATTCAGACTTTGTTAAGATTAAAGATGAGACTGAAGATGAAGTGATGGATATGTTCCTTGAAGTAATTAAGCAAGAAGAAGAGTGGTGTGACTATCTGTTTGCAGATGGATCTATGATTGGACTAAATGCTAATCTGTTAAAAGACTATATACGTTGGATAGGTGCTAAGAGAATTAAAACATTGAGCTACACGTGTCCGTATCATACACATCAAGCAAATCCTCTGCCATGGACTGAGAAGTGGATTGGTGGGGGTAATGTTCAAGTAGCACCACAAGAAACTGAGATCTCCGCATATGTAGTGGGCGGAGTTAAACAAGATGTCGAAGAAGACACATTTAAAGGAATGAGTTTATGAGTGAGAATATTATTTGGACAACGGAGTATTGTCCATTCTGTGATAAAGCAAAAGAGTTAATGGATAAAAATGGTGACAAATATGAAGTGAGATTGGTAGATGGCTTTAGTTGGACCCTTAATGATATGTTAGGTTATGCTCCGGAAGCTACAACCTATCCCCAAGTATTCTTAGGGAGTACACATATTGGGGGAAGTGATGACCTTGAAACTTATTATGCTGTACAAGGGATGACTATATGATAAACCACTGTGCTGACTGTAATGAATACTTTAAAATAAGCAGGCCTGAAACAGACGACTTTGATGTAGATGTTCACCCAGAGAGTATAGAATTCTGTCCATTCTGTGGTGGTAGTCTAAGTTATTATGATACACTACACGAGACCCAAAATGAGATGGATTTATGAGGGAAAGGAATTTGTTCCCGAAATGGTGGGTGAGTATTATGGTTTTATATATCGTATTACTAACTTACGGAACGGACATGATTATGTGGGGCGCAAGTATTTTAAATCTAAACGGAAGCTAAAGCCTTTAAAGGGTAGGAAGAATAAGAGAATTAGAATAGTAGATACTGATTGGCAGGACTACTATGGGTCTTCTAAGAGACTATTAGAAGATATAGATAAATTAGGAAAGGATAATTTTAAACGAGAGATTATCCTACTATGTGAGACTCGAGGTGATACAAACTACATGGAAGCCAAGATACAGTTCGATGAAGATGTATTGTTAAGGGAAGATAATTATAATGGTATTATCGCAATCAAGATAGGTATTGGTTCGGTAAAGAATTTGAAGGAATAAATTATGGTATTAATTGATTACAATGGAATTGCAGTTGGGTCTATATTGGGACAACTGAATAGGGGTGAAGCACTAACTGAGAATCTTGTTAAACATATTATCTTGAATAATATTCGCACATATAGAAATAAATTTAAACAAGCTGAGTGGGGTCAAATGGTTATCTGTTGTGACTCCTTCTCGTGGAGAAAGAACGTATTCCCAGAGTATAAAGCTTCTCGTAAAACTACTAGGGCAAAGGATAAGTATGATTGGGCTGAACTATATCGTTTACTAGATGTAGTGACTAATGATATTCGTACAAACTTTCCATATGCTGTTATACGAGTTGAGAATGCAGAAGCTGATGATATCATTGGAGCCATAACAATGAATGAATTGAAAGATCCGTGGGGAGCAAAGGTTGCTATTGTTTCAGCAGATAAAGACTTTATCCAGTTACATATGAAAGATGAAGTTATTCAATGGTCACCAATGCAACAAAAGATGGTAGAGTCTCCTGATCCAAAGAGATACTTGTTCGATCATATATTCAAAGGTGATAGTTCTGATGGTGTTCCAAATGCTAATAGTCCGGACAATTCATTCACTGATAAGATTCGTCAGAAGCCAATGAGGCAGAAAGACATTGAGCATTATTGGGAGAATAAAGATACATTCCAGGGTGGAATGCCTGATGAAGTTTATCGCAACTATATAAGAAATAGAGAGATGATTGATTTGAGGTATACTCCAAAAGAGATTGCAAATGATTCAATCACACAATTAGAAAATTATAAATACCCTTCGAAGGGGCTTGTTTTTAATTATCTAGTTGAAAACAAAATGAAAATGTTACTTGAAGTTATAGAGGAGTTTTAATTGAAACAAATATATGAAATACTCATTGAGGTTGCAGAAGCCCCAAAAAGAGTTGACAAAATGAAAGTTTTAGTGGATAATGATTGTATAGCCCTTCGAGATATTATGAAAGTGAACTTTGATCCGAATCTTACGTTGTACGTATCTAAAAAAATCGACTACAAACCAGCTGGTGCAATAACACATAAGAGCAATCTACATACTATGTCTAAACACCTCGTGCCGATTGCAGATGATACTTACTTACCACAGAATAGACGCGATGAAATTTTCAAAGATATCCTTGAGAGATTACATCCTCAAGAAGCACATATCCTTATTGAAGCTAAGGATAAGAAACTGAAGGTAAAGGGGCTCACACTCAAACTGATTGAAGGAGTGTGGGGAAAACGAATTTTTAATTAAAAAGGAACAAAATGTCAGGACAAGAAATTGCTTTATTACTAACAGCCGCAGTTGGAAGCG